AGTTTGGTATGGCAGGAGAGGGCGTAGATACTTTTATGATTGAATTGACACCTGATATGTTGTTCCCATATAAAGCGTATAAAAAAGATGGAGGTCTTGTGAAAAAAAGTATATTATACACACCGATAGTTTCTGTTAATGAGTTACTGTCGCCTATAGGAGCCAGTAGATGGTAGAAAAACGAATACAAAATACAATTTTAGATAGATCGCCTAATGAAAATAACGCTTTAGAGGTAGAGGGCGTAGGGCAAGAAATAGAAGTACCTCAACCTGAGAACACAACTAAAGGGTATGAAATTATTCAAGAAGAGGATGGTGGCGTTACTCTTGATTTTGATCCAAATCAAAAACAATCAGAAGGGGATTATTTTGCAAATTTAGCAGAGTTTATGGAAGGGGATATGCTAGAAAAATTATCCTCAGACTTACAAAAAAATTTTGAAGATGATAAAAATTCTAGATCCGATTGGGAAAAGACATACAAAGACGGATTAGATCTTCTTGGATTTAAATACGAAGAAAGATCAAAACCGTTTGCAGGAGCTGCGGGTGTTACTCACCCTTTACTAGCTGAGGCAGTCACACAGTTTCAAGCACAAGCTTACAAAGAGTTATTACCACCAGGTGGACCTGTTAGAACAGAAATAATGGGAGCACCTAGTCTTGAGGTGGAGCAACAAGCAGAACGAATTAAAGAATTTATGAACTATCAAATTACTTGTGAGATGCAAGAATTTGATCCTGAACTAGATCAGATGTTGTTTCACTTACCTTTAGCTGGGTCAGCATTTAAAAAGGTTTACTATGATGGAACTCTTGAGAGAGCAGTATCTAAATTTGTACCTGCTGAAGATTTGGTCGTTCCTTACTTTATTACTGATTTAGAATCGTGTGGTAGAATTACTCACATTGTAAAAATGAAACACAATGATTTGAGAAAAAATCAAGTATCTGGATTTTACAGAGATATAGAACTTTCACCAAACACAGCAAATCCCTCTGACATAAAAGAAAAACAAGATGAATTATCAGGTGTAGAACAAATTTCTTTTGCTGAAGAAGAACACAATGTTTTAGAAATGCATGTAGATTTAGATCTACCTGGTTTCGAGGATATGGGTGCTAACAATAAAAAAACAGGAATTATGTTGCCTTACATTGTAACTCTTGACGAGGACTCTGGAGAAATTTTATCTATTTATAGAAATTGGAATCAAGGTGATCCTTTACGTAAAAAGAAAGAGTATTTTACACACTTCAAGTTTTTACCTGGCCTAGGTTTCTATGGCTTTGGTTTAATTCACATGCTAGGTGGTTTATCAAGAACAGCTACAGCAGCTCTACGTCAGTTAGTAGATGCAGGAACATTATCTAACTTACCTGCTGGTTTTAAAGCTAGAGGTCTACGGATTAGAGATGATGACGAAGCAATCAATCCTGGCGAATGGAGAGATGTGGATGCACCAGGCGGTAATTTACGTGAATCACTTATGCCACTACCGTATAAAGAACCTAGTGCAACGTTATTTCAATTATTAGGTTTTGTTGTAGACGCAGGAAGAAGATTTGCTGGTGTAGCAGATATGATGATGGGTGAGAATGCTGGTAGTCAGCAACAGCCTGTCGGAACAACCATGGCTATTTTAGAGCGTGGTATGAAAGTTATGTCCGCTATTCATAAGAGATTACACTATGCACAAAAAACAGAATTTAAATTACTAGCAAAAGTATTTGCTGATTACCTACCAGAGAACTATCCTTATATGGTTTCAGGTGGGGAGCAGTCAATTAAAAAAGCAGACTTTGATGAAAGAGTAGATGTTATACCTGTTTCAGATCCAAACATTTTTTCTATGGCACAAAGAGTAACTCTTGCTCAATCTCAATTACAACTAGCTCAATCAAATCCTGAGATGCATGATTTAAGAGAAGCCTATTCAAGAATGTATTCTGCTTTAGGTGTACAAAATATAGAAAAATTATTACCAGCACCTCAAGAACCACAGGCACAAGATCCTGCTATTGAGAACGCAGGTACTTTAAATGGCATGCCACCTATACCTTTCCCTGAACAAGATCATTCTGCTCACATAAGAGCACACAGAGCCTTTATGTCATCAGAATTAGTGAAAAATAATCCTGCAACAATGACAATTTTACAAGCACATATTACAGAACACGTTAGTTTTATGGCTAGAATGATTGTAGAACAAGAAATGGCACCTGAAATGGAGCAAATTATGGCACAAACAGGAGGTCAAATGACCCCAGAGCAACAACAAGAGCTTTCACAACGCACAGAAAGCGGAGTTTCTATAAAAATAGCAGAAATTATTGAACAAATGGTTGCAGAAGAACAAGAAATGATGGATACTTCTAGTTCTGACCCACTTGTAGACCTAAAACAACAAGAAATTGACCTTAGAAAGGAAGATTTAGAGTTAAAAGCACAAGCAATGGGTGAAAAACAAGCTTTAGATGAGAAAAAACTAATGCAAACTGATAGATTAGCTAAAGAAAAAATAGAAAGTCAAGAAGACATTGCACAATTACGTGCAAATGTTGCTTTAGACAAAGCAGACAAAGACAGAGACACTAAAAAAAGAGGAGATAACTAAAATGGGTAAAGTATGTCCAAGAGGAAAAGCGGCAGCTAAGGCCAAATTCGATGTCTACCCCAGCGCATATGCAAATATGTATGCCAGTGGTGTTTGTAGTGGTAAAATCACACCTGGTGGTAAGAAAAACAAAAAAGCCAGTGGTGGAATGATTGGTAATGGAAATAAATTATCGCAATCTAGAAAAAAAGTATCACATATGAATAATGGAGGTGTGGCTAGAGGCTGTGGTGCAGTTATGGAAAATAAAAGAAAATCTACTAGTTACGCATAATGGCAAAAAACGGTCTACGTAAATGGGTTAAAGACAAATGGGTGGACATAGGCGCACCTAAAAAGGGTGGAGGCTTTAAACCTTGTGGCAGAAGCAAAGGTGAGAAAAGAAGTGGTTATCCTAAATGTGTCCCCGCATCAAAAGCTGCAAGCATGACAGACAGTCAAAGAAAATCAGCAGTCAGAAGAAAAAGAGCAGCAGGTAATCCAGGTGGAAAACCAACTAACGTTGCAACATTTTCAAAGAAGAAAAATAAAAAGGCAGCATAATGGCAAAAACTGCGGCATGGCAACGTAAAGAAGGTAAAAGTAAATCAGGAGGATTAAATAAAAAAGGTGTAGCTTCTTATAGAGCAGCTAATCCAGGTTCAAAACTTAAAACAGCAGTAACAACAAAACCATCAAAATTAAAAAAAGATTCAAAAGCTGCTAATAGAAGAAAATCTTTTTGTGCTAGAATGTCAGGTATGAAGAAAAAATTAACATCAGCTAAAACAGCTAAAGATCCTAATTCAAGAATTAACAAATCACTTAGAAAATGGAACTGTTAATGGACACTGCTAAAATTAGTAAATTAACGCAAAAAGTGTTGCAAGAGGCTAATAAAATAGCTAAAGAACATTCTGAGTCAGAAGAGGACACAATTTTTATTGCAAATGCGTTTTTAAATGCATCAAAAATACTATATACTCAAGCGCTAGGTGAAGAGATAGCAACTAGTCTTTTACTAGAAGTTATGAGACAAAGTTTCGGTGATGCCGATAGAACTTTACACTAAGGAGACAAAGATGGAAAAAAATGGAAAATACCCTTCTAAAGGCATGAATGCGTTGGCCTCAAAAAGGCCTGACGTTGCTAAAAAGATAATGGGTTATAACAAAGGTGGCAACATTAAAGTTGATGAAGTGATCAGGATGCCTCAAGATGTTCAAGTGCCAGGCATGATGGGTGGAGGCATGATGTACAAAGATGGTGGTGATGTTGAAACTGTCACTCAAGGCCATAAGGGTATGAAGAATACTGTTAAATATAAATAATAAAAAATTTTAAGGAGGATAACATGAAACTATTAAAAGATGTTATTGAATGGCTAAAAGAATGGAACGATTGGAACATGAAAGACTGGATTAAAGCTGGTATCGTATGTGGAATCGTTTTAGCTGTTCTCTGGAAAATGGGTGGAGCCTAAATTATGTGGCAACTACTCGCTAAGCCCTTGCTCGGAGTCGTAACTGACTCCGTGAAAGGCTTCGTTGAAACTAAAAAAGCAAAAGCAGAATTAGCTGTTACTGAAATCAAAGCACAAAAGGCAATTAAAGAACAGCAAATTCAGGGCAAAATTTCGTGGGAGGCCAGTGCGGTCGATCAGATGAAAGGTAGCTGGAAAGACGAGCTAATTTTAATATGTCTTTTGGTTCCAGCGGTGGTAGTCTTCATCCCTGGATGGACACCACACATTAAAGCAGGTTTTGAAGCCTTACACTCATTGCCTGATTATTATAAACACTTATTATACATTGCATGCTCAGCTAGCTTTGGTATTAAAGGTGCTAAAGGAGCAATGGGATTAATTACAAAAAAGAAATGATATATGGATCCAATAGAATTAATAGAAGAACTAAACAAAATAATTAAGAATAATAGAAAAGCAGTGCAAGATGTTGTATTGACAGAAGGTGCTACAGACTATACAAATTACAAGTATATGATGGGTCAATTAAAAGGCCTTGATAACGTAGAACAAGAATTTAAAGAGTTCTTGCAAAAAAGGAGAATACAAGTTGAGTAAACCAATACCAGATAAAGTTTTAAACTTTGGTAAAACCAATAAAGAACAAGAATCCCAACCTGACGTTGAAAAAATTAATCAAAAATTACAAGATAGACTACCTCAACCCACTGGTTGGAGAATAGTAATTTTACCTTACAAAGGTACGGGTAAGACAAAAGGTGGTGTAATATTATCAGATCAAACAGTTGAAATGCAATCAGTTAGCACAACATGTGGATATGTTTTAGCTGTAGGACCTGATGCATATAAAGATTTAAACAAATTCCCGGAAGGTCCGTGGTGTAAAGAGAAAGACTGGGTTATCTTTGGAAGATACGCAGGATCCAGACTCAGTATTGAGGGTGGAGAAATACGTATTTTGAATGATGACGAAATTTTAGCAACAATCAAGAATCCAGAGGATATCTTGCATTTATATTAATAACATGGAGGAGCCATGCCAGAACAACAAATAAATACTGCAAAAGACGAACCTGTTGTTAATGTCCCTACAGAAGGTGACTCAGTAGACGTTAATCTTCAAGAAGAAGAAAAACAGGAAACAAAAGATGTATCACAACCTCAAG